ATATGATCCTACTGAGTTAGGTATACGTGATAAGATGGCAGCTGCTAAAGAACTACTAGATCGTACTGGATTAGTTAAGACTGAGAAGGTACAAGTAGAAGCTAAGGGTGGTGTTATGTTAATGCCAGCTAAAAACGTACAGGAAGATAATGACTAAACCATTAGGTAAATGGAAATTACCACAACCAACAGACCTTAAAGAGAATAGTAAGTGGGTAGCAATCCCACGTGTTGCCAGAACAATACCATTCGGTTATGAACTAGATTCTAATGATGATAGAATCCTCTTGCCAATCAGTACTGAACTTGATATGCTTGAGCAAGCGAATAAATACTTAAAGCAGTATTCGTATCGTGAAGTTGCAAACTGGTTGACCAGAAATACTGGTAGAACTATTTCGCATGTAGGTTTAAAGAAACGGTTGGAAAATGAGCGACAAAGAAAAAACAAAGCTGGAAGCCTTCGCAGATGGGCAGACTATGCGAAAAAGGCAATCGCCAAAGCGGAAGAAATCGAGCGCACAAGACTCGGTGCAAAAGAAATCAAAGAAGAAGAAGGCAGTAGCAAAGCCGCTTGAGACACCTGCTATAGTAGTTAAGGATGATTTAGATCAAGTAGAAGAACAGCATAATGTAATATTTAAACCTAATGCTGGTCCTCAAACAGACTTCTTAGCGGCAGGTGAGCGTGAGGTGCTCTACGGAGGCTCAGCAGGTGGTGGTAAATCATATGCTATGTTAGCTGACCCGTTACGCTTCATGGGGCATCCAGCCTTCTCAGGATTGCTCCTACGACATACTACAGAAGAACTAAGGGAACTTATATTTAAGTCTCAAGAAATGTATCCTAAGATATGGCCGGGTATTAAGTGGTCAGAACGTAAGATGCAGTGGACAGCACCATCAGGTGCAAGACTGTGGATGTCATACTTAGATAGAGAAGATGACGTACTAAAATACCAAGGCTTAGCATTTAGTTGGATTGGCTTTGACGAACTTACACAGTGGCCTTCTCCATTTGCTTGGAACTACATGCGCTCACGTTTACGTTCTACAGCACGAGACCTTCCTGTATATATGAGGGCAACAACTAACCCCGGAGGAAGAGGGCATCATTGGGTTAAGAAGATGTTTATTGACCCTGCTCCACACAATAAATCGTTTGATGCTACAGATATTGAGACAACAGAAGTATTAAAGTATCCTGCTGGACATGAAAAAGCAGGTAAAGCTTTATTTAAACGTAAATTTATACCAGCACGATTATCAGATAATCCATACTTGGCTGAACAAGGTGACTACGAAGCAATGCTTCTATCACTACCAGAACAACAGAGAAGACAATTACTAGATGGTGATTGGGATATTAAAGAAGGCGCTGCATTTACAGAGTTTGATAGAAACATACATGTAGTTGAACCTTTTTCAATACCAAATAACTGGGTTAAGTTTAGAGCATGTGACTATGGTTATGGAAGTAAATCAGGTGTAGTATGGTTCGCAGTATCACCAAGTGAACAACTTGTAGTGTATCGTGAATTATATGTAAGTAAAGTATTAGCGGCAGATTTAGCTGATCAGGTACTTGACTTAGAAGCTGGAGATGGTAACATTAAGTACGGGGTACTTGATAGCTCACTATGGCACAAGCGTGGTGATACAGGTCCTTCATTAGCAGAACAAATGGTACAAAGAGGTTGTCGTTGGCGACCCTCAGATAGATCAAAAGGTTCACGTGTAGCAGGTAAGAATGAGATACACAGACGATTACAAGTAGACGAGTTTACAGAACTACCAAGACTAGTATTTTTTGATACATGTGCTAACATGATAGCGCAATTACCAGCTTTACCTATTGATAAAAAAAACCCAGAAGATATTGACACACATTCAGAAGATCACTTGTATGACGCTTTACGATATGGTATCATGTCAAGACCACGGTTTAGTATATTTGATTACGATCCAAATGGACGACCATCTGGTGGTATGCGAGTAGCAGATTCTACGTTTGGATATTAAGGACAAATAAATGGCAGAAGAAAATGAAGGCTTTATCGAAGACGATGCAATTATCCTAGAGGATAGTGATGACTCAACAGTTGATGATACAGATACAGCAAAGATAATACCTTTCATTATGGAGAAGTATAATCGTGCTGATGACTATAGACAACAAGATGAACAACGTTGGTTACAAGCATATCGTAACTACCGTGGTATTTATAGTCCTGATGTACAGTTTACTGAAGCTGAGAAGTCAAGAGTATTTATTAAAGTAACTAAAACTAAAACTCTTGCTGCCTATGGTCAGATAGTAGATGTACTATTTGCAGGTCAGAAGTTTCCACTAACAGTTGATCCTACTGAACTACCAGAAGGTGTAGTAGCTGATGTAAACTTTGATCCTAAAGAACCTGAGCAGTTACGTGAGTCAGAGTTAGGTAAGGAAGTTAATCCATATGGCTTTGCTGGTGACGGTAAAGATTTACCTGCAGGTGCTACTGCTAAAACATTATTAGATAGTATTGGTCCTCTTAAAGATAAACTTAGTGAGATTGATAATGTACGTGAAGGTGTAGGTAAAACTCCTACATCTATTACGTTTAGCCCTGCAATGATTGCGGCTAAGATGATGCAGAAGAAAATACATGACCAGCTAGAAGAGTCTAGTGCTAGTAAACATTTACGTAGTACAGCATTTGAGATGGCATTGTTTGGTACTGGTGTCATGAAAGGTCCTTTCGCAGTAGATAAAGAATATCCTAATTGGAATGATGATGGTGAGTATTCACCTATAATGAAAACCATACCACAAGTATCACACGTGTCAGTATGGAACTTCTATCCTGATCCTGATGCTACTAATATGGATGAAGCACAGTTTGTTATTGAACGTCATAAGATGTCAAGAACACAATTGCGTGGACTTAAACGTAGACCACACTTCCGTTCAACAGTTATTGATGAAGCTATTGCACTAGGTGAGAACTACAATAAAGAACACTGGGAAGATGATCTATCAGATTATGCACCAGAGCATGGCATTGAACGCTTTGAAGTAATAGAGTATTGGGGCATGGTAGATGTCGAAATGCTAGTTGAACAAGGTGTAGATATTCCAGATGAACTATCAAACGTAGATGAGTTACAGGCCAATGTATGGATTTGTAATGGTAAACTACTACGTATGGTTATGAATCCATTTAAACCTGCACGCATTCCTTATATGGCTGTACCTTATGAGCTTAATCCTTATAGCTTCTTTGGTGTAGGTATTGCAGAGAACATGGATGATACACAAACATTAATGAATGGTTTCATGCGTATGGCTGTAGATAATGCTGTACTATCAGGAAACTTACTAATTGAGGTAGACGAAACTAACTTAGTTCCCGGACAAGATTTATCTGTGTATCCGGGTAAGGTCTTTCGTCGCCAAGGTGGTGCACCCGGACAAAGCATTTTTGGAACAAAGTTTCCTAATGTAGCACAGGAGAACTTACAACTCTTTGATAAGGCACGTGTCCTTGCAGATGAGTCTACAGGTTTTCCATCTTTCGCACATGGTCAAACAGGTGTGTCAGGTGTAGGTCGTACTGCTTCTGGTATTAGTATGTTAATGGGTGCTGCACAAGGTGGCATTAAAAATGTTATCAAGAATATTGATGATTACCTGTTACGTCCTTTAGGTGAAAACCTATTTAGATTCAATATGCAATTTGACTACGACCCTAAGATCAAAGGTGACTTAGAAGTTAAGGCTCGTGGTACAGAAAGTTTAATGGCTAATGAAGTACGTAGCCAAAGATTAATGCAGTTTATGCAAATTTCTTCTAGTCCAGCCCTTGCACCTTTCGCTAAATTTCAGTATATTATACGAGAGATTGCGAAGTCTCTTGAGTTAGACCCTGATAAGGTTACTAACAATATGGATGAGGCCGCTATCCAAGCAGAACTCATGAAAGGTTTTCAACAAGCACAACCAGAACAAGGCGCACCAGCAGGAGCTAATCCAGCAGACCCTACAGGTGCAGGTGGTGGTAACATAGGTACAGGACAAGCTCCTCTACCACAAGAACAAGGATTTAGCGGAAATGCACAAGGACAAGGAGCACCTGAGCAAGCTCAAGGCGATGGTCAGCAACCACCAGCAATGGGAACAGTTCAATAGTTATATAGATTCTCTTATTGCTCAACAGCATAGAACTATGGAACAAGCTGACAATGATAAGATTATATATAGAGCACAGGGTGCTATCTTTCAGTTACGTAGATTAAAGCTACTGCGTGATGAAGTATTAAAAAATAACTAGGGGAACATCTTATGATGAAAAGACAAATGGAACTATTCGCACGTGGTGGCCTCAATGATGAGGGTGGTATGATTGACGAAGAATCTGGTAACAAAGTTCCTGTAGGTGGAACTCGTGAAGGTGTTCGTGATGATATTGATGCTAACGTTAGTGAAGGTGAGTTTATATTTTCAGAAGATGTTACACGGTATATTGGCCTCGATAAACTTATGAGATTACGTCAAGAAGCTAAGATGGGTTTACAGAAAATGGAATCTATGGGTCAGATGGGCAATAGTGATGAAGCTACTATGGATGATGATATGCCATTTGGTATGGATGACTTAATCATTGTAGCTGGTGGTGAACCCGATGATGGTGAAATTAATATGGCTGTTGGTGGTTTAGCTACGGGTACTACAAATGTTGTGCGTACTCCTGACCCTGTTGCATCTGTTGCAAATCAAACTGTTACACCATTAGGTACTAGTACACGTAGACTTACACCAGAGATTACACAACCTGTACGTACTACAGTAGACTTTAAGAAGCTTATGGGTGATGCGGCTATTGAATATAAAGAATATCGTAATGCGGCTGGTAATAATATACTAGTACCATTCATTGGTGGTAAAGCTACATTCCCTATTCCTGATGGTTATACTTTGTATACAGGTACTGATGCAGTTGGAGGCGGTACTACACCTACTGACAATATAGTTTCAGATGCTAACACGGCTACACAAGAAAGACGTAGTAACAATGATGATCGTACTAATGCTGCATTGCCAACACCAGAAGCAATTGATTGGGACAATCTTAGCTATGAAGAGTACATGGATAAGTCCTCTACTTTAGTTGGGACAGGAAGAACTTTTGCTAAAGCGGCTACATTATTTATGGGGCCACTTGCTATATTTCCTATGGCAGCAATGGCACATCAAGATAAAAAAGCATTGTTAGGTGCTACTAAACTTTTAAACTCTGGACTACTAAACGCAGAACAAATTGCAGCACTTGAAGCTAGAACTGCAGGTATAAATAAACATGGTGGTGGTTTAGTTAATAACTTGTTAGGCAATGTATTTGGTGGTGTTATTGATGCAGTAGCAGGTGCTTTAGGTAAATTACCAGAAGAAGTAGATGCAGTTAAAAAAGTTGCTGTAGAAACTGGTATTAAAGTAGATCCAACACCTACAGTATTTTTACCACAAAACACAGGTATGCCTTTAACAAAAGCTATATTACCCCCTGCTATTGAACCTACAAACACAAGTCCTTTTGACTCTGGGGAATATGCAAGAGAAAGTTCTTTTAATTATCCAGATCGCAGTATTGATTCTAATAGTAGAACAGCAGATACTAAAGGCAAACAGGTTGTACTTACAACTCCACCAGTAACACAAACAGCAGATGATAGAGTAGCACAAGAAAAAAGAGAAGGTTCTTATGATTATACAGGAATGAATCGTCCTGCCACTGGTCCTGATCCAGATGCACAACCTTATGTAACTCCACCAGTACAACGTGCTGATCCATTAATTAATACTCCTACTATAGATTATACAACACCTTCTGGTACACTACCTTTTATGCAGTCTGTAGCAGACCAAAGAAATATGGCATTATCTCAGACTGATGCAATGTTACGAGGTAGCAGTGCTGATCCACAGATACAACCATATGTAACTCCGGATGCTACCCAACTACAAAGAAAACCTACATATGATACATCAACTCCCTTTGGGCAAGCAGCTGCTTCTAAATCTTATTTAGTTGAGTCTGGTGCTGATCCAGAAATTATGACACCATTTATTCCTCCTGCTACTACATTTCCTGAGAATAGACCACCTAGTGTTGGTGGCGGTGCTGCCTCTAATTATGGTGAAGGATATACACCACCTAAACCAATTGGTAGTGGTCGTGGTGGTGGAGCATCTGAAGTTACACGAAGACAAGCAGATGCATATACACCTGATGCTACACAAAAAGTACAAGGTGGTTTTGGTGTTACTCCAGAAGTACCTTTAGATATTACAGAGACTTCTAAGTTAGATATTACAAAAGCAGAACCCATAGCAGAAGAAAAAACTGGCTTGGGTGCTAAAGTAAGCAAACCTAAACAAGCGTATAAAGCTGG